GTCTGAAGTTAAGTTTGGAAAAGAATCATCTTCACAGATTTATAAAAGAGCTTCTGCTGATTTGGATAAATGGTATAGTTCGGCAAGCTATGCAGATGAACATGGGATAGACAGAGAAAGCATGGGCTTTAATGAACTGATAAGCTATGTTGAGGCTTACAAAGAAGAAGCTGAAGAGTTGGATTACTTAAAAAACGCTGCGAATGAATATGGATTAAAATATTCTAAAAATGCAGACCTTGAATCTATGCGAAATCTTGTCTGGGGTTATGAAGATAAAAACTATAACGGTGTTTCATCGGAAAAAGATATTGATAGGAATACAAAGGCGCTAGAAAAAACGACTAAGCTGCTTGGCGACTATGGAGATGATGACGGAAATCAGACTATAGACAGTATAAAAGCTTTTGGAAAGAGTTTGGCAACAAGATATTTAGGTGTGCAATCAGTCTATTCAGGTGCAACCGAGGCTTTTGGCGATATTGTTGATGCATACAGTAGCGGAAATCGCAATGATATGCAACGCAGTTTAACTCGTGGGTTGACAAAAAGTGGTTTAATGGGAGCTGGAGCAGCAATAGGTTCTTTTATTCCTGGAGTGGGAACGTTGTTTGGAGCCGGAGCAGGTGCATTGATTGGTCAGCTATGGGGTGATGATATTGCTGACGGTATATCTGGAATTCATAAATCGGCTGAAGAATTAAGACAGGATCGACTGGATGAATTATTTGGTGATATAGCAATGTCGGCAAGTGATTTGGGTAAAGTGGCTCAAAACATGGTCGGCTCATGGCAGATACAAGTATCACAAGCACATAAACAAGCATTGACAACAGGATATTCATTACAAGATACTACTAATTCGTCTTATTTGGGCGTTGTTGAAAGTGGAAGTAAACTCGATATAAAAGGAAATTTGGGATTTAATATTCCTAAAAAATATTTAACATCTTATGCAGATGAAGTTAATAGTTATATGGATAACATTGAAGAACAAATGAACCAAGAGATGTATAACGCATTTATGGTTAATGATGATTTGTTTGGTTATGGGCAATGGGATACAACGGCATTAAGTGATAAATGGAAGAATGCTTTTGAAACATTTGCAAAGCAGAAAAAGGAATTAGGTAAGTATTTAGAAATAGCATTGTCTGATGGTAATTTTTCACCGGATGAACGTGATTATGTTTTTGGGACTATACATAGTATGCAACAGTCATCTTCAGAACTTGCTCCGGATGAAGGGCAAACAAAAGCTGATACATATTCATATTTGGCACAAAACGGTATGTTGTCAAAAGATTCTTATGATAGTGTTATAAAAGATATTCAAACAGAATATACAAATGATATGTTTAATTTGGCGGAAAAAAGGTCTGTAGCTATTGCTAATGGACAAAATCCTAATGAGGCTAATAATATATTTTGGAGTTCTGCCAATGATAGAACTGAAAGCCATTTGCAAACGCTTTTAGACAATGCTCAAGATATGTTTGGAAGTGATTACAACTCAGTTTTATCTGATGTATGGAATGGTAAGGTGGACGCATTCGGTCATAATGCGGGATTAAGCAGCCAGTTAAATGATAATAATTCAGCATATCAAAAAGCACTAAAGAAGTCAATGGAATCAAGCGAATTATCCAATAATGCCGTTGACATTCAAGATGCTACCCAACAAACTTTATATAGCAGACAATATTTATCTGATGCTCAAAAAGCACTGTCTACTTCATTTGAATTGGGAGATTCTGCATCAAAAGAAGTAGTAAAAGA